TCATCGCGGGCATTGGCGAACCGCCCGGCGCCGCGTTCGCCTTCTCCATCCGCGCGCGGTCGAGCGGCCTTGGGCTTCCGCCCGGCGCGGCGCCGCGGCCGAGCTCGGAGCGAATACCGAGGTCGATCCACGCGCGCTTGCGGTCCTGCCACCATCCCTTGCGCGCGTCGAGCACGCTGAACGGCGGCACGCCGAAGCGTTCCGCCAGCGTGACGGAAGGCGTGGACGCCGGCGAGTCCGGCGAAGGGGCTCCGTCCTCGCCGGCGCCCTTGCCCTCCGGTGAGGGGAGACCGGAGGGATCGATCGAATCCAGGATGCGCAGAAGATCGGCGTCGCTGAATCCGAGTATGTCGAGATCGAAATCTTCCTCGCGAAGCGCCGCGAGTTCGGCGCGCAGCATCGCCTCGTCCCAGCCCGCGTTCTCGGCGAGCTTGTTGTCCGCGATCACCAGCGCGCGCCGCTGCGCCTCGTTCAGATGATCGAGCACGATCACCGGAACCTCGGGCAGGCCGAGGCGCTTCGCGGCGAGAACGCGCCCATGTCCGGCGACGATCACGTCGTCCGTGCCGATCAGCACCGGATTGACGAAGCCGAATTCCGCTATCGAGGCCGCGATCTGCGCGACCTGATCGTCCGAATGCGTCCGCGCGTTGCGGACATAGGCGATCAACCGCTCGACCGGGCGGGTCTCGATCTGCAAGCGATGTCTCCAAACGATGACGCCGGTCGCTGGCGGGAAAGGGAACCGCCCCACCGGCTGACGGGGTTGGACTACGCGGCACTCGCCGTCTGATCCGCGCCAGATCATCCGCGTCGCGGCCCCTCTGGCCGGGGGCAATCGATGCTGCGGGCCGGGCGCTACACCGGCTCGGGACTAGATTGCGGTCTCTCGTTTAAGTCGCGGGCCTCAACCCTCCGCGACTCCCGCCATATGCACATCAAGCGTGTCTGCTTTCCACGCCGCCGCAGCGGTGAGCCTTCCCGCGAATTCGGAAGGCTCGCCGCCAAGGCGAGTGCGCAATCGGGTTGCGCGGCCGGTGCGCAACCGAAATCCGGCCCTGCCGGTGGATTTCGATCGGGCCCCCGCCGCCCGCATTCCTATGATAGGAAAAAGAACCTAAGGCCGCCGGGGAGGTGGGCGGGCGCGCGTCCCGCGATCATGCCGCGAAACATGCGCCCAAAACGCCTTTCTGTCGCGCCCAAAGTTCAACGTGTTTCGCGGAGATTTGCCGCCTCAAAGCAGCCCCTCGCGACGTGCTTCGTCGATGGTTGCGGTCACTCCTTTCTTGCGCCCCTTCTTCTCGCCCACGACGAACTTGGAATTGAGGCGATTCGCGATGGTGATGAGCGCCGCGGCCCAGCGCCGCCACGCCGTCGCGCGCGACATGCCGAGCCGCCAGCATATCGGCTTCCATCGCGCGCCTTCCGCCCGCATCCACACGATGCGCGCGTCGTCCGGTTCGAGAAACGACAGCCATGTGAGGCATTCCTCCATGCGCGAGATCGCGTCCGGCGTCGGCGGAATACGCGGGAACCGCGCCGGTTCCCATCCGAAGGCCTCATGAACGCTTCGCACGATCGTCGGCCATGTGTTGAAGTATCCGGGCACGCGGACATCGGGCAGACGGCGAAGCGTCCGCGCCGCTTCCTCGAACCGATCCTCTACTTCGCTGGGCGTGATCTTCATTTCGAGCGAACCTCTTCCAGGCATGCGGCGTAACCGGCGATGTCGAGCACGCTGTCGGCGTGTTCGGGATCGTGGCAGAGCCGTTGCAGCTTGATGTCGATCAGGCAGAGCACGACCTTTTCGGGCGTGACCGGAATGCCGAGCGTGACGGCCCAGCGCTTCGCGACCTCGCGGAAGAACCAGGCCGGATCGCCGTAGCGCTCGCGCCGCGCGTCCACCGTCGCCGCGGCGTCGATCAGGAATTTTCCCGCCTTCGAGGCTTCCATCATTGCTCTCCCATCCGATTGGCGATCGGTAGTGCTTGTTGAAGAATTGAAATTGCCAGCAAGCCGTCCGCCTCATCGGGATTATGTTTGAGCAGATAAGCTGCCAGCTTTGCGGCGATGACGGGATCGTCGCGAAGAAGCCCAATGGCCGTGTTGCAATTGTTGCAAAGCAAGCCTCGAACGCGATCAGTCAGATGACAATGATCGACAAACAAGACGCCATGCGGGTTGCCCGGAAACGATCGACAAATTGCGCAGCGATTCTGTTGTGCCGTCTCCATTCGATCGAATTCGGCGCTTGATAGGCCGTAATTTCGCATCAAGCGGTAGCGTCGGTGTTTTTCCGACGGCTCGTAACGCCTCGCATACGCGGGGTTGCACGCCCGCGAGCAATAACGACCTCCGCCGCGCGCGATATTCCTCACCCTTGTTTGAAATTCTCGTCCGCAGCCGCCGCACTGGACATTGACGATCTCACGCGTGGCTCCGATCACTCGTTTGATGTTGCCGCGGGCAATTTCCTTCATGCGCGGATTGCACTTCCGCGAGCAATATCGGCCGCAGCCTGGGCGACGCGTGGTTTGATATTGAACGGCGAATAAAGCTCCACAAGTTTCGCAGGTGCGAGCAACCGGGGAGTGCCACTTATCGGCCATCGGCACCCCCGATCGTTGCTATGGCCCAATAGAGTACAGCGAGAGCGTCGGCCTCGTTGTCGTCGCGGGGATCGTGGCCGCGCCGCTTCATCGCGGCGATGACTTCCTGCTTGGAGGCATTGCCCTTTTCGCAGGCAAATCGTTTCCATGTCCCGATAGGCACGCCGCGGTATGGGACGGCGTTGCGCCCGCACCACGCGGTGAGGTGGGCGAGGAAGCCGCCATAGACCTGCGCGGCGAGGGTTCCGGCGTGGGCGCGGACTTCCTCGAAGGCGACGGCGTCGATGCCACCGGCGAGTTGGAGCGTTTCGCCAAGCCAGCCGCCGAAGCGGAGGAACGCCATTCCGGCGCCCTCGAAGCGTCCGGGCCGGAATTCGTGCGTGCCGCTCGTGATCGTGCCGGCGCGGTCGCGGAACGCCCATCCGGTGCGGGTGCCGAGGTCGAGCGCGAGGATCGCCCTGGGTCCGCCCGCGGCGGCGGTCTCCTTCACGGCCGAAGTGGTTTCAATATGCTCGTCCATTCAACCTCCGTTCAAAATGGAATCTCGTCGTCGAAGAACGGGTCTTCGCCGCCCGAATGCGGCTTTGACGACGACTTGCCTTGAGGGGCGTACAGAAGCCCGCCGAAGCCGATCCCGCCCTTGGCCGATGTCTGCCGCGGCCGGGATCGCGAACGCCCGCCGGCGCGCGGGATTTGGGGCTGTGATCCGATGCTGAGTTCGCGGGAACGGACGGCCGTAACCTCGGCGCCGGGGAACGCCGCCTTGGTGGCGCGGACCTCGTCGCCGAAGGCGTCGATGGCGACCGCGACTTCGGCGAGCGTGTAGACCGCGCCCTTGCGGTCGCGGGCGATGGCAGACGCTTCCTCGGCGGTGCGGACGATGGCGACGATTTCGCCGGTCGAGGGGAGCGTGACTTCCCAAACCGTGGGCGAGAGCGGCCGCGCGCCGGCGGCGAGGGCGGCGGCGTCGAGGGCTTTCCAAGCACGCTCCATGGCGGCGGCCTGGGTCGCGACGGCGTCGGGCCGATCCGAGCGGAGCGCCTCGTCGAGCTTGTCGCGCTGGGCGTCGAAGCGGGCGGCGAGCGCGGGATCGACGAGCCGGGGAAGTCGATCGGCGCCCCACTTGCGCTCCATGTCGAGCGCGACCTCGTCGAGGCGCTCGACGGCCGCGCGGGCGTAGCGGTCGGCGCTCATGGCGCGCTCCGCTTGGCGAACTGGGTGAGCTTCCTCGGTTGGCGATGACGCTCGCACCGGCGCGAAACGAGGCGCCACTTGTTCGAGAAGGCGTTGGTCACGAACGGCGCGCCGCAGTCCGCGCATTCGCCGCGCCAGACCGAATAGGCGGAAGGCCTCCCATCCGTCTTGCGGACGCAGGGGACAACATCGACGCAAACGAACCGTTGGCCGCGATCGACGATGACATCGCCTCTGACGAACCGGGAGCCGAATTTGGCCGGTTCGCCGGCTCGGAAAAAAAGGGGCGGCGCGGCGCGCCGAGCGCCGCCCCTTTTTTTGGTGATACTAAAGGTATCACCAAGGGCGTCTTCGCCCGCCGTCTTCGCCCGCTTCTTCAAGGGCTTACGGGGGCGTCCTAGCGTCTTCGCCCTGTCTTCGCCTACGTCTTCGCCTTGGAAATTTCCCAACGGTTTCAAGCTTCTAGCGTTTCCGGGCGAAGACGGGCGACGACGCATGGGGGACGTCTTCGCCCTGTCTTCGCCCGTTTTCGCCGGCTGACTGGCGAGCCGCAGGCCGAAGGTCGGGGGGTTGCGGACGATGACTTCCTCGTGGATTTCCTTCGCCCGCAGGGCCGCGAAGAGTTCGTTCTCGACCGCGATTGCGACGCCGATCCTGCCCCGCGCGATGACGCGGGCGATGAACCTGTCGCCGTCGGTCGGCCTCTTGCTGAGCGGCTGGCCCCGCTCCCAAGCCCTGCCGATGGCCGAGAGCACGCGCCGGCGCAGGCGCGGGTTTTCCACGAACGTCATTCTTCCCTCCCTTCCCCTGGCGGCCGCTCGTCGAACGGCACGATCCGCAGGCCGCGCAGGTTCTTCTTGCTGCTGTAAAGTTCCTCGCGGACGACGCCGGCCGACATGAGCCGGACGAGGACCGTCTGAACGTCGTCGGTCGCCGCGCCGATCTCGCGCGCCACTATCGCGGGCGCGTAGCGGTCCCGTGCCCGCGGGTGCTGGCTGAGCGGATTGCCCGCGTCCCAAGCCTGGCCGATGGCGTCGAGCAGCGCCTCGCGGATGGCGTC